TATCTACTACGTTAGACACGTCTACAATTACAGCCGCGCTATCGCTTAGTATGTTTGTATCTAATATGCCTTCACCTAAAATCATAGCTTGGGCAAAGCTAGGGCCAGTACTAAAGTTAATAATAGCGTTGATAACTGGCAGGGTCATAGCCCACCGGTGTAACGCAACGGGTCGCCCTTACGCTCTAAATCTAATATAGCTCTTTGTACGGCTAAGCTAATTGTGTCCTCACTACCTACTACACCTGCATTTACGTTTACTGTTATGTTATCTGCCATACGGAAACGAGCAGGATCAAAGGTAGAGCCCGCGCCTATACCCGGTGTATCAAATATGCCCATAGCTCTTAATCTTGCTTGCTCATCACCTAGCGCATTTAGGGCGTTAGTACTCATAGCATCTGTAAGCGTATCTATCTGCTCTTTTAGTAAAAAGTTAATACCCGTACCTGTGCTAGTAGCAGCGCGTAAATTAGTTAATGTTGCTATCTGTCCACCCACATTAGTAGCAGCCACTTTAGCCGGTACATTAGGAGTAATAGGGGTAATAGGTGTAATAGGTGTAATCGGTGTAATCGGTGTAATCGGTGTAGCGCCTAAATTAGGGTTTATTTTTAAGCCTGCCATTTTACCAAGTAATAATAATGCTTCATTTAAGTTATCTAAATCTATAAGCTGTTTAGGCTTAAACTTTTCTAAAATATCATTTATGTCTTGTAACTTAAACTCTTGCCCCTGCAAAGCGCCTAGTATTGCTAAGTCTAAATTAAGTTTTTTGGCAAGGCGTGTAGCAGCGTCTACATCTTTGGCGGCTATAGCTTCCTCTAGCTCTGCCATAGTCTTTTTAATAGATAGGCGGGTTAAGTCATTGGCTAATTGTAATTTTTGCTGATCTGTAGCATTTACGCCTAGCTTGTTTATTTCATCTTGCTTAGCTAGTAGCGCTGCCTGTACCTGTATTTTATCTAGGTCAAATATGCCTTCACCCTTGCCTAAAGCTAGGGCAGCCTTATCTAAGGCTAATTGGTCTTTCTTTTCTTTAGTTAATGCCTTTGTAAGTGTTAAATTCTTTTTTAGATTTTCTTGTTCTTGTCTATAGATTTGACGTCTAAGACGTGCAGCAGAGCGTATTTTTGCAGGGTCATCAGCTGGGCCAGAATCAAATAAACCGCCGAGAGTTTTTAAGCCTCTCAATGCTCCTATAGTTTCTGAGATTTTTAACATTAAAGCTATTACTGGATTATCTTTTAATTTATCAAACTCTTCACCTATTTTACCTGCAAACGCTGTAATTTTACCTAAGGCTCTGCCTATATTTGTACCTAATTTAATTATTGCTTCTTGAAACTCTTCAACGCTAACGCCTGACTCTTCAAGCCCATCTACAAAACCTTCACCTATTTTTTCTTTAGCTAAATCTGCCGCTTGTCCTATTCTTGCTAACTTACCTGCGTAAGTGTCGGCAGCTTTAGCAGCTGCGCCGCCAAACCTACTATTAAGTAATTTTAATAATTCATCAAATTTTAACCCTTGTAATTCTGCTGTTGTATAACCTATGCCTAATTTTGCTAGCGCTGTAGTTTCACCCTGAAATGCTTTACCTAAAGCCTTGCTAACACTTTGTAAATCTTTGCCAGTAGATCCACTTATGTCTAAAGCTGTCTGTAATAATTTTTGCGCTGTAGTTGCATCACCGGTAGCCTGTGATAATGCTATAAAAGCATTTGTTAAATCGCCGCCTGCCTTGCCTGTAGCTAAAGCTAGTTTGTCTATAAATTGTCCTATAAACGGTGCAGCAAACGCTAAATTTATTGAGTCTAAACTATTGGCTAATAATTGCGCTTCTTTATTGGCCTCACTAAATGCTTTGACTATAGACCTACCAAAAGCTAAAACAGCTGCAACGCCAAAAGTTTTTTTAAGTGTTTTGCCTAAGTTTTTTGTACTTAGACCTAGTTTTTGTGTTGCCGTTTCTGCCTGTTTAAATGCTTTTTTGCCTGTAAACTCAGAACCTATATTTATAGCTACTTCTGGTTGTACAGCCATTAGCGCGCCCTAGCCATAGCTTTATTATAAATATCTACGCTTTTTTGTATTGCCTTAAGTACAGCTGCGTTAGTCTTGCCGGCATCTTCTGCCCAAGCTTTTATAATGCCGCGGCCTTTCATTTTATTAGATTTAGGTGCGCCGCCATTGTTACGGCTAGCATCTACTATACGCCCTGTAGCATCTAGCGCATCTATAAATTGTTTACCGGCGTTAGGGTTTAAACTTTTCATAGATGCTTTATCTGTGCCCGGCTGTCTGCCTTGAGGGTTTACTACGCCGCCTAGCTCATAAATCATACCTGCCGCGCTCGTGTTCACAATACGCGCTAGTGACCTAAAACCATTGTTATTAGGCAGGCTCGGGCTAGTTCTATAGCCGATACCTTTCTTAGCCTTGCTAGCATCATAACGTGGGAATTGTCTATATTTTGTATCGCTAGAGGCGGGCTTAGACCAGCCGCTTAATACTGTGCTAGGTATAAACCCTTGCGCTTTTTTTGCTATAGGTTTTAATAGCTCTGCCATTTCTTTACGCAGCAGTTTAGCTAGCTCTGGCTCAAACTTTCGCAAAGCTTTGCGGGCTTCAATAGCGCCTTTTAACTCTGTTGCCATCTTGCACCGCCTTAGCTTTATCTGTTAAAACTTTTAATATATTACTAAACATTACATCATCTAGATCTAGCAAGTACTGGGGCGCTATGCCTGTTTCTACCGCAATTTGTGCGATTAAATAGCCAAAACTACCGCGCCCCACTACTCCAAAGGGTCATCATCTAGTACCTCAACTTTAGCTAAGGTTTCTAGAAAATCTGCCCCAAAACTTTTTACTACTTCCCCGCTAGTGCGTAAACACTCCCAAGCAAGCCAATAAACGTCACTCTGTTTTTCATCATCTCTAAAGGCTTTGTGAAAACCTTTTTTTGCATACAGCTCAAAGGCGTACTCAATACGGGGCGTAATCTTATGCTCGGTTACGCTTCCGTCTGCCCTTGTTATTTTAAGTTTTGCCATTTTGTGCCCCTTTGTCTAGTGGTTATGGTGTGGTGTCTACTACGATAGGTGAGTTACAAGTAAATGTAATGCTCTGTGTAGAAATATCGCCAACAGCACCGTTAATATCTGTAGTGTTATTAACTAATACTGTGGTTTGATATTCTGGGTTAGTTGCAGATATTACCGCGCTAGTTTGTTTTAATGTGAGCGGTACTGTAGTACCCCACGCGGCTTGCAAGGTTGCAAGTACATTAGCTGAGGCTGTATCGTTTAAAAAGTCAAGCGTAATAGTGCTGGCCTCTAAACCCTTAACAAACTTGTGCGCGGTATCGCCCATAGCTGTAACCTCAAGCTCGTCAAAACTGCGATTAATAGTAGCGCTAGTAACGTGATCCGACAGGGCCACGCTGTTCAGCGTGACTACTACGCCGTTAGATAGAAAAATTGCCATTTGTTATACCTCTGTTTCTTGTGTCGGTGTTTCTACGGGTGTTTCTTTTTTCTTTGTTTCTTTAACCTCTTTAGGCAATTCTTGCCCTATCTTGATTAGAAACGCTTTATCTTCGTCTGTAAGTGCCATTTTAGCTCCAGCTCGTTAGTACGGATATTTGTAAGTCACTTGTTAGTAAGTCGCCGCTAGGTAGCGTTAAAACGCTAGGTGCAGTTACAGCGGTAACGTTAAATACAATAGAGCTAGCTGCTAATTTATTAAACACGGCTACTATTGTATCTTCTATGCCTTGCAGGTTGCCTTCATTAGAAAACATAGGCACGGTCATAATAATTTTGAAATTAGCCATAGGCGATATAGTTGCCTGTTTATTATTGCTAGGGGTTAAATAAGGGTCTGCCGGGGCTACTACTACGCTGTTAGCTACTATTGTGCTAGGTGGAAAGCTAAAGGTAGACCAAACAGAGTTATTAGCTAAGGCAGCGGCTATAGTGCTGCGTAGTGTAGTTATCGCGGCTGGCATTATCCCACCATAGCGTTAGGCGATAAGTAAGGCGCTAACAAACCGCGTATAGATGCCATTAAAGTATTACTCATCTTAAACGG